AATCAACGGGGAACAAGATTGCTGTTCTTCCTATTCATGGGACCATTTCCCATCGTATGAATATGATGAATGCTGTTAGCGGCGGAGTTTCTACTGAATCATTGGGGAATGAATTTGCCTCATTAGTCAATAACCCTGAGATCGGAACGGTTGTACTCGATATCGATTCTCCGGGAGGGGCTGTATCTGGAATTGAAGAATTAGGTAATCAAATTTTTCAAGCCAGAGATAAAGTACGAATCGTGGCGTCTGCTAATTCGCTCGCAGCCAGTGCAGCCTATTGGCTGGGATCACAGGCCCATGAATTTACGGTAACGCCCAGCGGTGAGGTTGGTAGTATTGGTGTCATTGCCGTCCATGAGAGTAATTTTAAAGCCCGAGAAAAAGAAGGTCGAGATATTACTATCATTAAAGCCGGTAAATTTAAAGCGGATAATTCTCCTTTGGAACCATTGACAGAGGAAGCGCACGCAGCTATTCAAGAACGTGTTGATGAACGGTATGATACTTTTATTTCAGCCGTAGCGAGAGGACGAAATATATCTTTTGAATCTGTTAAAGATCATTATGGGGAAGGGAGGGTTGTTGGCGCAAAATCAGCCTTACAAAAAGGGATGGTTGATGCCGTTGAAACATTGGATGAAACTGTCGCTCGACTGAAAGGGATGCCGGAAGCGAGCGAAAGGGAAATCAGTCCGGCAGTTAACGAGGAGGTACAGATCGTGGGATTTGACACAAGTACACTCGAGAAAGAAGCTCGTGAGTATGTGGAAGGGTTGGAATCTCATATCTCGGATTTGGAAAATAAAAATGCTGATACATCATCGGAAGATATTCCCGACGATGTAATGGCCAGCCTTCCAGACGAGGTGAAAAACCAACTTCAAGCTGCTAAAGATCGAGCGGAAGAAGCTATCGCGAAAGCTGAGGCTGCCGAAGCTGTTGCTGAAATTGAAAAGCAGTCAAGGATTATGCGAGAACTTCAAGACAAAGTATCCAGCCAATTTCCCCATCTTCCAGGTACTGTGGAAGAAAAAGCGAAAATGTTGGGTGCTGTTGAATCATTGGATCGTGATGCTCAAAAAGCAATCACCAGTCAATTGGTGGCAGGCAATAAAGCCATTGAAACTCTGTTGATTTCAGAAATTGGTGAAACTACTAGAGTAGTAGCCAGTTCAACGTTCGACAGAATTGAGAAAATGGCTGATGAATTGGTATCAAACGAGGGTATCACAAAGGCTGCTGCTATTCGAAAGATTGCTCTTTCTCATGCTGATCTTTATACACAGTATGTTGAAGAAACTCGTGAATCGCATAAGCAGTAATCAGGAAGGAGATATTACTAATGGCGTGGACAATTCCAGGATTTTCATTCACCAGAGTAGCTGGGGCTGATTTGAGCGCACTCCAGTATTACTTTGTAAAGCTCAGTACGACAGATACCGTCGTTGTATGTGCGGCAGCTACCGATGTTCCTATTGGTATTTTGCAGAACGCACCGACAAGTGGTCAAGAAGCTACGATCATGGTGACAGGTATTTCTAAAGTCAATTCCAATGCAGCTTTGTCTATTGGAGATTTGATCGGCACAGCAGGTGATGGTCAAGCCGATGCAAAGGTTCCTGGTACCGATACTACTGAATATGTGGTGGGCGTTGTATTGGAAGCCAGCGGTGCTGCTGGTGAATTGGCAACATGCACGGTCAATGGTTTGAATCCACATCGTGCAGCGTAAATAATAATGCGTCAAGCGACATTGGAATTTCATGCACTATCAATTCGTTTGGCAAAAGGTCTCATCAAAGGATGGGAACGATGGCTACGTCAAATCATTGATGAAGATCGAGAAGGCAATATTAAGGAAGCCGGGAGGATAACTAATGGGTCAGCCAACAAGAAATAGTGTTCATGTTGATGCTCTATTGACGAACATCAGTGTGGCCTACATTCAAGAACGTTCGAAGTATGTTGCAACGCAAGTATTTCCTATCATTACTGTAGATAAAGTATCGGATCTGTATTTTACATACACTAAAAATGATTGGTTTAGGGATGAAGCCCAACGTCGAGCAGATTCTACTGAATCGGCTGGCAGTGGGTACAATCTAACAACCGCTTCGTATAATGCCGATGTGTGGGCTTTCCACAAGGACATTGGCGATCAGACTCGTAACAATGCGGATAATCCAATTAATTTGGATACAGAAGCGACCGAGTTTGTGACACAGCGTCTCTTGCTTCGCCAGGAGAGAAAGTTTGTGTCAGACGTGTTTACAACTGGTGTCTGGGGAACTGACCGTACGTTGTCAGGGACCGATCAGTGGAGTGATTTTGTGAATAGCGATCCACGAGACGATGTGGATACGGCTGTGGAAGCTATTCTTGGTGTCACTGGTTTCAAACCGAACACGATGGTTGTGGGATGGCAGGTTTGGCGTCAGTTGAAGAATCACCCCGATTTCCGTGAGCAGATCAAGTACACCTCGGCTGATAACATGACGCCAGGGATGGTTGCTCGAATGCTGGAAATTGATCGATTCATTATTGCCAGCTCCATTTATGCAACTAATGTTGAAGGTGCAACAGGAGCATATGCTTTCAACTTTGGTAAATCGGCTTGGATTGGTTATGTCAACCCGAGTCCAGGTCTATTGGCTCCAAGCGCAGGTTATACCTTTGCGTGGAACGGTGTATCTGGCACATTGGGTGCAAACGTTGGAATCAGTAGCATTGAGATGCCATTGAAGAAAGCCACTCGAGTTGAGGGTGAAATTGCTTTTGACAATAAAATTGTTGCCACTGATTTGGGGTATTTCATCAGCGCAGCGGTTGCTTAAAATTGGGGGTTCATATGCATTGCGTGGTTCAGAAACCGTTTCACGGTAACGGTATTGATTATAAAAGCAATTGGTTAATCGATACTGATGGATGGAAGTCGCGCCGGAGAAACCAACTGATTTCACAGAATTTTATACGAGTCGCCTCCGACGAAGAGATTTCTTCCGCAGCAGAAGAAGAGAAATCTCATTCTCCACGGCGACCGTCCACTCGAACCCGTAAGAAGAAATCAACTGCTTCCGAACGGAGGTAAGGTTTATGGGAGTACAAGGAAAAAATAAAGGTAATTTTGTCGTTGGTCGAATGAGCAGCGACAATCTGAATATTGCGTCTGTTACATTGACGAATGCTCAGATTTTGGCAGTACGAGCAACTCCAATTACTCTTGTTCCTGCGCAGGGTGCAGGGACTGTAATTGAATTTGTCAGTGGGATGCTGTTTCTGGATGCATCGGCAGGTGCCTATACAGAATCAGCTGACAACTTAATTTTCAGGTATGTTGATGGGTCTGGACTTGTTGTCTGTGATGACATAGAATGTACTGGATTCATTGATCAAGCCGATGAAATGGCAACCACCATTTCAGCGAAAATTAATGCCATTGCTACCGATGCCCAGTGCGTGAATCAGCCGTTAGTTATTCATGGTTCTGGTAACGGTGAATTTGGTGGCGGCAATGCTGCGAATGATTTGATAGTTAAAGTAGGCTATCGAGTTCATGCGTCTGGTTTCTAGTAGAGGAAGTCGATGACTTGGACATATAACTCCGCGTCGATTGGAACTGATCTCGCAAAAATTCGTTTGATGATTGGTGATACAGATACTGATGATCAGCAATTGACTGATGAAGAGATTCAGTTCTTTATCGATACGGAGCAAACGATCTTTATGGCAGCGTACCGATGTGCGCTGGCTTTGGTCGCTGAATATGCTCGAAAAGTTGACAAGGAGATGGGCGATCTCAAAATCCTTGCAGCGCAACGTCATCGTCATTATCTTCGACTAGCAGATCGATTAAATCAGAAAAATATTCCTGGTATTCCATCTGCAGGAGGCGTTTATCAAACTGAGAAAGATACCTTAACGGATAATACGAATTGGGTACAACCTTTCTTTAAACGTGGAATGATGGAGAATTCGTAGTGGCTGTCAGTCCGAATCTGGATTACGGGTTTCGGTCATTAATGACAGAGACGGTGACAGTTGCACCGAAATCTGGTCAAGATCAATACAACGTCCCAACGTTCGGTACAGCAGTCGAATACCAAGCGAGAGTCGTTGGAAAAATTATGGAGTTACGAGATCGTCGGGGAGAAGAAGTAACAACGACATTTGAGCTGTGGCTCGATACTGTTGATACTATTCAACCAGATGCTCAATTAACTTTGACTGGATCGAAGTGGATTGACACTACGCCAGAAATATTTACGGTTCGACGTGTAACTGATGATAAGGGTGATAGCCATATTCAAATTTCATGTGGATGGCAGTACCATCGACAAGGGAGTGGATAATGGCTAACCCTATTTCTATTAAACCTGATAGAGTTAGACTTAATCAAACCGTTGTACGGATTGGTCTTATGAAAGAAGCGGCTCTTGATGCAGCCCACGACGCATTTACAGAAATTACTAAAGGTATAAAAGAAACAAGCCAAATGTTGGTTCCTCGAAAAACTGGTGCATTGCAGAAATCAGCTTACAGAAGAGTAGATCGTCGAGGTAATGATATTAATGCAGAAGTTGGATATGACAGATCTGGTGAATTAGGTTATGCATGGATAAGACATCAGGAACCAGCAAAAACGTACACTACACCGAATACCACTCATCAATATTTGCTTCTTGCTTTTAATCAATACGAAGACATTGTTGATAATGTTGTTATGGCAACTTACCAAAAAAGGTTGAAGAAAATTGGTTTTAAAGAAGCCATGACTGGTGGTTTTGTACGTGGGATGCTCTAATGTCGTTATTAGAAGATATCAGTCTTCGGCTGGATAGTCAAGGACGAGGCACACGGGGGACTAATATATTTATTTCTCAGTCACCCGATGCTCCAGACAATATTATTGTCATTTGGGAGATGATGGGTCAAGAACCCTATAATGCAATGGGTCCGTCAGGAACAGCCCCATACGTTAAACGTCCTCGATTTCAAATTATGGTAAGAAATACAAGTTATGCTTCGGCACAAACTTTAGCAGATCAAATTTTTTCTGATTTGCATTGGTTTAAAGGAACCATTGATTCGACTGATTACTTGTTGATTCGAGCTTTAAACCAACCATATTCAGCAGGGGAAGATGAGAATCGAAGAGCACAATTAATGTGTAACTACAGATCATGGAACAGATAGTGACTAATAAAGATATGTTGCAACAACAACTTTTAGCTCTTCAAGCTAATTGTGTTTCTATTGTTCAAATTGTTGAATCAACATTGTCATTACTGAATGGTATTGAAAAATCGCCTTCGGTCACAGAACCGGAGATGTGTTTGCATCCTAAAGATACATTACAAGATGCTCGGACAATGGGCAATCCTACTCGATGGAGGTGCCCCCAATGCGATGAGTTTCTTGAAATTGCAAACGATCAAATTCCGCAAGGAAGAAAACAGGAGATTAACTGATGGCTATTCAAGGATTAATGGATGCTAGAATATTTTTGGGAGGGTATGAATACACCAGCTTTTCAAATTCGTTGACGACAGACTATGGTGTTGAAATGCTAGACAACACTGTATTCGGTGATTCAACGAGATCAAATCGTGCTGGTCTTCGTACTTTTAGTTTTTCTGTAAATGGATATCGAGACGACGGAGCATCCACTCCTTTTGGAGACGCCTCAGGAACTGCGTATTCTCGAATAGGAGCGGCTCGGGAAGTATTCTCATTCGCTCCTGTCGGTACGGCAGATGGTCAACGGTCGTTTACAATTCGTGGAGTCAATGGAACCTATACTCCTTTATCGGGATCGGTTGGAGATCTTTTACCTTTTGAGTTGACTGGAAATGCTGCTCATTCCGAATTAATTAAAGGCGTTGTTGAAGGTGTGGGTGCAAAAACTGCGACAGCCAACAGTACGGGAACACAAATTGGTGCGTTGTCTGCTACACAGACTTTGTATGCAGCTCTTCATGTCACAGCGTTCAGTGGAACCTCACCCACGTTGGATGTTAAAGTTCAGAGCGATGATAATTCTGGTTTCTCTTCAGCAACGGATCGAATTACGTTTACTCAAAATACGGGAAGCATTCAATCTCAGTGGGGAAGTGTTAATGGGGCTGTTACTGATGATTATTGGCGATCAGTAATGACTGTCGGAGGATCAACCCCTTCATTCACAGTTTATATAACTCTAGGTATTGGAAGTCTAGCTATATCTTAAGGAGGTAGGGTAATGGCAACATTCGTATATACCGATGCATCGGTTACAGTTAACACAGTCGATTTGAGCGACCATGTTAAATCTTGCACATTGAATTATGAAGCTGAAATGCTTGATGATACAGTGATGGGCGATACCACTCGCTCGAACATGGCGGGTCTGCTGAATTGGTCGATTGATGTGGATTTTCTTCAAGATTTTGCATCAGCAAAAGTCGATGCAACCTTGTTTGCATTGGTCGGGTCTGCCGCATTTACTGTAATATTGAAACCTACTAGTGGATCTGTTTCTGCAACCAATCCATCGTTTACTGGTAGTGCGGTTCTGGAATCCTATCCCCCGATGACGGGAGGGGTTGGAGACCTTGAAACAGTAAGCGTGACATTCCGATCTGCTGGAACATTGGCTAGAGCTACATCGTAAACTGAGTGTCAATGGGGGGAGGGATGTCCCTCCCTTCATTTTTTACCTCCTGTAACGCTCGCTGCCCAGCCTCCGTTATAAGGATTAGGAGAATATCGTATGTCTAACCTTCAAGCTCGTGAACTCAACATTTTCGTAGAAAAAGGTATTGAGTCTAAACCTCGATATCTTCGATATGACTTTAATGCCCTCGCTGATTTTGAACAGATCAATGGCATGGGTCTTGGCCAATTGTTATCTATGAAAGCTGTATTTGGGACGGTGAGAGCTATGTTGTGGGCTGGTTGCAAGGGAGATGATCCTTCACTAACCATCCAGGGAGCTGGTCAATTAATTGGTGACTATATTCGTGCAGGCGGCGCAATCGATGAAGTATTAGGAAAATGTTTTGATGCCGCTATAGATCAAGGGGCCATTGGTTCACCAAATACAGAAGGAGAAGGTGAAGACAATCAATCGGGAAACGCATCCCCACCCACTCCGAAAGCGTTAAAAGAGGTCTCCAAACGTGGGGGGAGTGGATCGAAGAAGCCAAATCCATAGCATTCGGACCACTGGCTTTAAAACACACTGAACTGTATACAATGACCCCACGGGAATTCCATGACCTTTCAGTGGGATGGAATTGGAGGCAACAACATCAAGAAGAACGTGAGGCTAAATATGTCACGATTCTTGCCAATGCGACTGGAAATTTAAAATCACGTCTCCGTATTGAAGACGTGTTGGGTCGAAACACCATGCGTCAGAAAAAAGAGATTAGTGAAAAAAGAAAATTATTAGCTGAACGCCGAAAACAACAGGATAGCTAAATGGCAGTCCAAGATGAAGTCGTCTTAAAATTTAGAGCCGATACAGCTGCATTCGGAGCTGGTTTAAATAGAGCTCAAAAATCGTTATCACGATTTGGAACGAATGCTTTCTTCCTAGGATCTCGTATCACAGCAGGTGTTGGTGTACCGATTGCTCTTCTGACAAAAGCAGTCGTAGGGATTGGGGCGGCATTTGATCAAGCGATGACCGAATCGCTGGCCATTATGGGTCGTGATGGAAATCAAATGCGTACCCAGATGGAAAATGTTGCTAAATCGATTGCTCTTCAAACTAAATTTTCTGCAGAAGAAGCCGCACAAGCGTATTTCTTTCTTGCGTCATCGGGATTGAATGCTGCTGAATCAATGAGGGCACTACCCGTTGCGGCTCAATTTGCACAAGCTGGTGTTATTGATCTAGAAAAAGCGACTGAATTACTATCCGATGCATATATCACATTGGGATTGCGATCTTCAGATCCAATCCAGAATATGCAAAATATGCAGCGGGTAGCTGATGTTTTAACGGAAGCTAATAACCGCGCACAAGGTTCTATTATTGAATTTGCTCAAGCATTGACCAACCGAGCTGGTGTTGCATTCCGCGTCTTTGGTATTTCAGTTGAAGAAGGAGTGGCAGCTCTTGCAGCCTTCGCCGAACGAGGAATTAAGGGACGGACAGCAGGCCGTCAACTATTTATTGTTATCCGTGATTTGCAACGTGCATTTCTGAAAAATAGAGAAGAGTGGGAGAAACTAGTTGGACCGGGAGCTGTTTTTGATCAGACTACAGGTGAATTTAAAAATCTTTCTGTTATTATTGGAAGATTAGAAG